TGGCTGGTTTGGCGTCAAGGGGGTCGAAGGCAAGCCGATGATCCAGGTCATCAACGAGGCGATCGAAAGAACGCGCCGCGTGACGGGCATGAATCCCGATCGGATTATGCAGGGCATCGTAACGCGCAAAATGCCTGTTTATGGATTGGCCGGCCTTCTAGGCACGGGCGCCATGTATGGCGGCGACGACCAGGCTACTGCTCCGACGATGTGAGGCCCAGAGCCTCAAGAACGAGTTCGTTGATCTCGTCGTGGATCTTCTCGATATGCGTCGGCATAGCGATCCAATCGGCCTCTGCCGAGGTCTGGGCGTAAAGGTTCCAGACCTTGTCCATAATGGCCTTGTGCATCTCTAGTTTATCCATCGTCTCTCTCCTGACCGCACATTGTATGATACAAAAGGATCACAGGTCAAGGAATGACTGATCTCGCCGCCGCGCTGGAAATATTCATCTCCGCGTATCGCGACGAGCCGGTCAAATTTGTCAGGAACGTCCTGGGCGCCGAGCCTATGCCCTGGCAAGAACAGTTCCTGATGCATGTCGCCAAGGGCGAGCGTCGGATCTCGGTGAGAGCCGGCCACGGCGTTGGGAAATCCACCGCCTGCGCATGGTTATTGATCTGGCACATGATCACCAGGCTCCCGCAAAAGAGCGTCTGCACGGCGCCGACTGCGGGCCAGCTGTATGACGCGCTGTTCGCCGAGGTTAAGCACTGGGTGAATAAGCTGCCGGAGCCGTTGCGCGAAAGCCTCGACGTGTTCTCCGATCGCATCGTGCAAAAGGGCGCGCCGGAAAGCTCGTTCATCACGGCGAGAACAAGTTCCGCTGAGAGGCCAGAGGCTTTGGCCGGCGTCCATAGCGAGCATGTTCTGCTTATCTGCGACGAGGCGAGCGCTATTCCCGAAGCGGTGTTTGAAAGCGCCGCCGGCTCTATGTCCGGTCACAGCGCGACGACGATCCTGATCGGCAACCCGACGCGAAACACTGGACTGTTTTTTAGAACGCACCACCAGCTCAAGGGCGACTGGAAAACGATGCACGTTTCGTGCATTGATATTCCGTTGGTGAGTTCAGACTTCGTCGAGCAGATCAAAAGCACATATGGCGAGAACTCGAATGCGTTCCGTGTTCGCGTTCTTGGTGAGTTTGCTCTACGCGACGATGATAGCCTTATTGCAGCTGATCTTGTGGACAGCGCTATGTCGCGAGACGTTGCGCTCGACCCGCAAGCGGATCTCATCTTTGGCTGCGACATTGCGCGTTACGGATCGGATAGATCAGTAATCTGCAAACGACGCGGTAACGTCGTCATCGAGATGCGCCACTGGTCTGGCGAGGATCTGATGGGAACGGTGGGGCGGATTGTCCATGAAGCGAATATGGACAAGCCCGCTGAGATTTGCGTGGACAGCATTGGCCTTGGCGGCGGTGTCGCCGATCGTCTGCGCGAATTGGGTTTTAATGTTCGCGATGTCAACGTCTCCGAGAGCAATGCGCTCAATCAGCAGGCGTATCGACTGAGAGATGAACTCTGGATTGCAGCTAAAGATTGGCTGGAGACCAGAGCGGTTAAACTGCCGAAGGATGATGATCTCCGCGCTGAGCTAATCGCGCCGAGTTATGCATTCGCCTCAAACGGCAAGATCAAGGTCGAGAGTAAATCTGAATTGAAGAAACGCGGCATGCGCTCGCCGGATTTGGCCGACGCGCTGTGTCTCACGTTTGCTGGTCAAGGCGCCTTGGTTGGTGGCCGATCGATGAAATGGATCACCGGCAAGCCTCTGCAGCGCCGCGTCTCTATTTGCTAGGAAAGATCTGAATGGCACGTCGTCGTCGCCGTCGTTCGTCCCCATCTCCGATGGATGCGGATCAGGCCGCATATCTCGAAACCTCCGCTCCCGTGCCGGGGGACGAGGATGGCGAGCTATACGGCAGCCCTTATGCGGAAGACATGGCCGAAGGCGGCGTCGAGGATGACGCTGACGAGGACAATAATTCATACGGCCCTGGCAATGCGGATATGCGCCAGAAGCTCAATCCGCTCGACGAGACTGAGTTCCAGAACCGCGTCGCCATAGGTGTTCAAGCAGCTGAGACCTACATTGACACGCTGATCACGCCTGTCAGAGTTCAAGCTGCAGAATATTATCGCGGCGCGCCGTTTGGAGACGAGGAGCAGGGCAGATCTCAGGTGGTGCTTACGGAGGTGCGCGACACCATCCAGAGCATTATGCCGAGCCTCATGCGCATCTTCACGTCCGGCCAGCGGATTGTTGAATACATGCCGCGCACGGCTGAAGACGTTAAGACCTCTGAGCAGGCGTCGGATGCTGTAAATTTCATCTTTAACGAGATGAACCCCGGCTTCCAGATCCTCTACAGCGCATTTAAGGATGCGTTGTTGAAAAAGGTTGGCGTCGTCACCTGGTGGGCGGAAAGCGAAGACCGCGTCATTGAGCGTCATTTCTCTGGTCTGCAGAGAGAAGAGCTGCTGCTGATGATGCAGCAAAACCCGAATGCTCAGCTGGTGTATGCGAACCCGGAGCCTGTTACGGATCCGATGACGCCTGAGACTTACTCGGTGTGTGTGCGTCTCGTTGACCAGGAGAGAAAATATCGTGTTCGCGCATTGCCTCCTGAGTGCTTTATCTGCGATCGGCGCGCTCGTGATACTGATAAGTTTTTTGATCTGGTCGGCTATCGCGACCTTGTTACGGTCTCAGAACTCATCGAGATGGGATACAACGAGGAAGATGTAATCGAACACGGCTCACCCGGAGAGGACAATCTCTGGATCGCTCAGATGGAAGAGTTTGAGCGCAACCGTGGCATGTATTTCCCGACCGACAACGACGATCCGACGCTGCGTCGCGTGAAGTATATGAAAATCTTCATGCGCATCGATAAGGATGGGGACGGTATTGCGGAACTCCGCTGCATTGAATGCATTGGCCGCGACTGCTTTATCCTGAAGGATGAGATCGTCGATCACGTCCCGTTCGCTGTGTTCTGCCCAGACCCAGAGCCGCATGCGATCTTTGGACATTCGGTCGCTGACGTCACGATGGATCTCCAGCGGATTAAATCGCACGTCATGCGCGCGACGCTGGACAGCCTGGCTCAGTCGATTTTCCCCCGCACGGCGGTCGTTGAGGGTCAGGCGAATATTGATGACGTTCTGAACAAAGAGGTCGGCGCCGTCGTTCGCGTTCGCCAGGCCGGGGCTGTTCAGGATCTCTCCACCCCGTTCGTCGGTCAGCCGGCGATGGGCATCATTGAATACATCGACGAGATCAAAGCGCAGCGCACGGGCGTCACCCCGGCGAGCCAGGGTCTTGACGCTGATCTCCTGCAGTCAACCACGAAAGCCGCAGTCACGGCGCAGATCTCGGCCTCCCAGGAGCGCATTGAGCTGATCGCCAGGACGTTTGCTGAAAACGGCATGAAGCAGCTGTTTGGCGGTCTCCTTAAGATGATCTGCCGCCACCAGGACAAGCCGCTCCTGGTTCGCCTGCGTGGAGAATACACACAGGTCGATCCGACGACCTGGGATCCAAATATGGATTGCTCAGTCTCTGTGGCCCTGGGCCGTGGCGATGACGCGCAGCAGATGGCGTTCCTGACGACGGTCGCTCAGAAGCAGGAACAGATCATCCAGATGATGGGTTTGGACAACCCCCTGGTTAAGCTGTCGCAGTATCAATCGACTCTCAGCCAGATTGTGCGGAAAGCGGGTTACAAAAACCCCGACGCATTTTTCTCGCCGATCAGCCAAGAACAAGAGACGCAGCTCGCCCAGGCGCAGGCTGCAGCGAAGGCGCAGCAAAAGGATCCCAACGTCCTGCTCGCCGAGGTCGAGATGGCGAAGGCGCAGGCTGAAACTTACGCCAAGCTCCAGCAGCTGGCGATCGATCGCGCCCAGCTCCAGCTGGATGCGGATCTCAAGCGCGACCAGATGGAAGCCGACATCATCCTGAAGGCTGCTGATATTGCCGCGAAGAGCGGCGTCCAGGTCGATTGGCCCTCAATCATTGAGATGACCAGGAAGCCGCGTCAGGACATCCAGAACCTAGCTCAGACGCTCATCGACAATGAGAAGCTCGCCTCGGCGCAAGTTCTCTCGCAGATCGGCATGGGCCAGGCGCCGCAACCGCAGCAGCCAATGCCGCAGCCTAACGCTCCGGCGCCGATGATGCCGCAATGAGCGAATTGGACGCTGAGCAGCTCGCGCGCCAAGCGCAGAATATTCTGAAC